ACGCCGAAAGGCACTTGAGTAAATGAATACTACTCCGGTTGCGGCAGGAATTATTTCTACAAACGATCTAAAATTTAACGGCGGCACTAAACGTAATAGCGTAAATATGGCAAAATCGAACCCGAAGAAAAGCGGACGGAATGCGAGGGTGGCCCCTTCAAGTTCTGGAAACCAGACCAAAGGTTCAGCTGCGCAAGCAGCAGCAACTCCGGTTGCACCAGCTGCTCAAGCAGCAGCAACTCAGGTTGCCCCAGCTGCTCCGGCAGCCGCAACTCTGGTTGCCCCAGCTGCGCAAGCAGCCGCAACTCCGGTTGCCCCAGTGGTACCAGTCACCACAGCAACAGCAGTGCCTTCACAGGCTCAAATAGCTGCAATTGTTGCAACAGCAGTTCCCGTAACTGCAACAGCAGTTCCCGTGACTGCAACAGCGCAAGCTGCAAGCACCGCACCTGTAGCGGTGGCCGCACAAGTTGTGGCAGCCGCACCAGTAGCGGCAGTCGCGCAAGCGACAGCCACACCAGTGGCACAAGCGGTTCAAACCGCTGCTGCTCACGCAGCACCAGTTGCTTCGCAAGCAGCTGGGACCGGAGGAAAACCGGTTGCAGCAACAGCCAAATCGGCTGTACCCACACCTGCTGCCCCAAGCTCTGTCGGAAGCACTTGGGCACCAGTTGCTGGGCCATTGGCGCCCAACGAAATGTACACTGTCAACTTGTGCAATCGTTGGTGGTGGGTGTGCGTGCTAGCGTGCATGACATTCACCATGCTCATTTCGTATGCAGGAATCGTTCTGTACAATGTTAAACCAACATTCCAGGAGCGTTACGAATTGCGTTATGGGTGGCAGTGGGTTGATTGGGTGAGTACCAAATTCAGTGATTCACAGTGGGTTTGGACCTTTGCAAACTACCTTGTCGAGTCCTGGCCGGTTTTAGCACCAGCCGTGGTCGTCGAGAAGGCAAGTTGGAGAGTGTGTCTCGCAGCAGCAACGCGTGCTCTACCGTTAATTCCATTAGGAGTGGCGGCAGTTTTCTCGCTTGTTGCAGCAGTCTACTCGGGGCTACGTCACAGGCGCTATTTGGAGGATGTTAGCGATAGCAAACTCGACAAACTAGTGCAACTAGCCCGCGGACTCGGAATAGATAGTCGTGCAACTACCGTGTCTCAACCCAAATCAACACCAACTCCTATTGCCTTTTCAGTCATCTCAGAATTGAGAGATGAAGTCGAGTATTTAACACTCGGAAAGGCAAGAACCAAGCAAGGGCTTGACTCGCTAAACCAATACTTCGACCGGAAGTGGCGAGAACAGGAGATGCCAATAGGTGAAATGCTGACCCTAAGACGGATGGTAGTAGCATGCTACCAATCAATTTCCCCATGCGAAGCGCAGTTGGACAATTACATTCTGAGTAAGGAGACTCGGAATGCAGTGTCAACACATAACCGCGCTATCGGTGCTCAAAGCACCGGCTAGGAATACCGCAGGTCAGCTCATTGCTGCAGAACAAACGGACTTGAGGAGAAGTCTCTTGACCCGGAATGTATGTTGAGTGTTGGTGATGCTAGGTCTTATTGTGACAAGCAGTCTGAATTTGGTGAGTTAGCTTCAGTGCCTCATGCAGATCAGTACTATGTCCATAATGACTGTCAGTGTAATCAACTCTTGGCGTGCACTAACCGTGTAGTTTGTAATTGGATTAAACCAGAGGATCAAGCAATCAAGAGGCTCAAGGGGCTGGCCATGAAGCTTGCCGATCATTTCGGTAGGCGACAGCCCCTGAGCTTTGCAGATTGGACGTCTAATTTCGCTGGCAGGAAAATGCAGCGTTATAAAGATGCACAAGCATCTCTGGAGACAATCCCGTTGTGTCGTAAAGACAGTTACATTCAAGCATTTGTCAAGTTGGAGCGACTTGTTGATCCTGGAAAGGATCCGAGGATGATTCAGGCCCGTGGGGCGAGATATAATATAGAGCTCGGTAATTACTTAAAAGCAATCGAGCACGATCTATATGAATTGAG